GGTTTATGAAAAGAGATTTGAAAATACCAAAGGTAACATTTAGAATAAGAGTAGGTGATGAAGTTGAAACAGATGGCGGTTGTGCTATCGGTGGTCAATGGTTGAATAAAACAACAGACGACTATTTTTCAGGCAAGAGAGTTGTAATATTCAGTTTGCCTGGTGCATTTACACCAACTTGTTCATCACAGCAATTACCAGGTTTTGAAAAAGAATATGGCCAAATTAAATTATTAGGCGTAGATGAAGTTTATTGTGTATCAGTAAATGATAGTTTCGTTATGAATGCTTGGGCAAAACATATGAACGTAGAAAACGTTAAGTTGATTCCCGATGGTTCAGGTAACTTTACTAGATTTATGGGTATGTTAGTAGGTAAAAATCATTTAGGTTTTGGTAATAGAAGTTGGCGATATATGGCAGTTATTAATGATGGCGTTATTGAGAAATGGTGGCAAGAACCAGGTATCAATAATGAAGGATTAGATGACGACCCATATTTTGAAACTACACCTAAAAATGTAGTGGATTATTTAAGAAATGCAAAGTAAAACTTGTATAAATAACTATGATGGCGATAATATAGCCAACACAAATACAACGAATATAGGAGAAATACGATTATGGATTTTGAATCATTAAAACAAAGTCAAAGCTCTTTTGATAAAATCACAAAAGCATTAGAGCAATCAAGCGAAAAACCAGAAATCTCTGGTAATTCTAAAAACAAATATCAAGACGACAGAATTTGGAAACCTGAACTAGATAAAACTGGTAATGGTTATGCTGTTATCAGATTTTTGCCAGCAACAACAGGCGAAGAAATGCCTTGGCAAAGAGTTTGGTCTCACGCTTTCCAAGATAAAGGCGGTTGGTATATTGAGAACTCTTTAACGACACTAAATCAAAAAGACCCGGTGTCTGAAGAGAATACAAGATTATGGAACACAGGTGTTGATAGTGATAAGGAAATTGCTCGTAAGAGAAAAAGAAAATTATCATACTACTCAAACATCTATGTTGTATCAGACCCAAAACATCCTGATAACGAGGGTAAAGTTTTCTTATTTAAATTTGGTAAAAAGATTTTTGATAAGATTACTGAAGCAATGCAACCAGCGTTTGATGATGAGACGCCAATTAACCCATTTGATTTTTGGAAAGGTGCAAACTTTAAACTAAAAATCAGAAAAGTTGATGGTTATTGGAACTATGATAAGTCTGAATTTGAGGGTGTTAGCCAAATAAAAGAGTCAGATGATGACATTAAAAATATTTGGTCTAAACAATATCCTCTAAACCCTTTTGTTGACCCTAGTAATTTTAAGACCTATGATGAACTCAAAGAGAAACTGAATAGGGTAATTATGGGACAACGAAACACGGAAACCGTGGAGAATGTAGACCTCCCACCACAATCTACTACAACTTCCGTGCCAAGCTCAAGTGATGTTAAATCTGAGCCTGCTAGCGAAGACGATACTTTATCGTATTTTAGTAAATTAGCAGACGAAGATTAATCTTTCTCTCTCACAATCACGAATGCTTAACCCTTAGCGAGAAATCGCTAAGGGTTTTCTTATAAATAGTGGTATGGTAAATATATTTAATCCACTTGTTGATTTACAAGACAAACAACTAAAAGGTGCTAGTTGGTACAAAAATGCAGCTTCATTGATTGCTGACAAGGCGACATCTGGTAAATTAATGAAAAGTGGTAAGTTATTAGGTAGACCATCAGCAGGTAGAATGTGTATGTTTTTCTATGACCCTAAAACAGCACAGAAACTACCCTTTTATGACATATTTCCTCTAGTATTACCAATTGATACATTTAGAGGTGGATTTGTTGGTTTAAATTTTCACTATTTACCATATGGTTTGAGATATAAATTATTAGAACAATTACAGAAGTTTGCTACAAATAGGAAATTTGATGAATCAACAAGACTTCAGGTTACTTATAACGCTGTAAAAAATATTGGTCTCATTAAGCCAGCAATTAAAAAATACCTTTGGCGACAAGTACAGAGTAATTTTTTAAGAGTTGATGTGGATGAAATGGCGATAGCAATATATCTGCCTGTAGCACAATTTAAAAAGGCAAGTCTTGGAAAAGTATTTGCCGATAGTAGAAGGAAAATATAATGAAAAAAATAGCAACAATGTTATTTGCTTTAACACTTGTTACCGCTTGCACAATACCAACTGAGCCAAGATTATCATTTGGTAAAAAATGTGTAGAGAAAAATCAAGACGTAGTTTATTCATACGTTTGGTTATACAGCAAGGGTAATGGTTTAGAAGCAAACAAAGAGACTTGCAACTCAATAGAGGACTAAAATGGCAATTTTAAGAGGCGGTAGACGAATCGGTAATTACGATATCAGAATAGGTGTGCCTAGAGATAGGTCACTTGATAATGTAAATGGTGATGAAAGATTAAGACGTAAACCTGGTGGTAATCCACAATCTACAATTAATAGATTTATAGCAGAGGTCAATCAAGGTGAGGGTCTTGCTAGACCAAATAGATTTTTAATTATGGTCAATCTGCCTAAAAGAGTTTTAACAGACGCTGAAGTATTAGCAAGTGAGTTTGGTGGTGGTAGTGCAGGTACTAATAACGATTTAGAATCCTTGCCTATGGTCAGAAACATTGGTATGATGTGTAATCAGGTAAATTTACCAAATAGAGACATCAATACAAAGCCCCATATAATGTATGGACCGAGAAGAGAAATGCCATATGCATATAGTTTTGAGGCAAGTGTGTCTTTACAATTCTATGGCGATAAGTTTTTAAGACAGAGAATGTTTTTTGAAAATTGGCAGAAAAAGGTATTTGATTACAAGAGCCACAATATGAATTACTATGACGATTATGTTGGTAGTGTGGACATAATGCAGTTAGGACAATTTGAAAGTGAAAACGATAAAGATAGAGTTACCTATGCAGTAAGATTGTATGAGTGTTATCCTCAAACAATAGGTGGTGTTGAATTAGCATATGGTTCTAATGACCAACCTACAAATATACCTATCACGTTAAACTTTAGAAGATGGATTAATTTGACAATAGACCAAGTTGAAGGCGCTACGGTTGGTGCTTCATTTGGTGATGTGCCTACGATAAAAGCAGGTAAAAGTTTTGGTTTGTTTGGTGGTATTTTAAACAAACTGCCTCCTGAATTGAAGAGAGCAGGTAGAGATATACTACAAACGACAAGAAGAAATCTACCAATTGGTAGAGTGACCGGTGGAAGAGTATTTCCACCTTTTGGTTAATATATAAGAAGGAGAAAATATAATGGCATTGCCTATATTAGAAACAGCGAGTTATGAGTTGACGTTACCATCAACAGACGTACAAGTAAAATATAGACCTTTTCTTGTAAAAGAAGAGAAGATTTTACTTCAGGCTTTTGAGTCGCAAGAACAAAAACAAGTTGTACAAGCATTAAAAGATATTGTATCTACTTGTACATTTGGTCAATTAAATGTTGATGAAATGCCAATGTTTGATTTAGAGTATGTATTTTTAAGCATAAGAGCTAAATCAGTTGGCGAGGTAGCAAAAATAAAAGTTTTGTGTCCTGATGATAAAAAAACTTACGCAGAGGCAGAGGTTGATTTAACTAAAGTTGAGGTGCAAGTTGATGATAAACATACAAATAAAATTATGGTAGACGAGGGTAGAAATATATCTTTATTGATGAAGTACCCAACGGTAGCTTCCGTTGACCCTAGTCAAGACTTTTCAAAGAGTGCCAATAGTAAAACTTTATTTGACATTATCAGAAAAGGCATATATCAAATTAGTGAGGGTGACAAAGTACACTTAGCAGTTGATTATGACGCAGGAGAATTAGAAAAATTTGTAGAGAGTTTACCTAGTAAAGCTTTCAAAGATATACAAACTTTTTATGAGACTATGCCTCAATTGAGACACGATTTAGAGATTGAAAATCCTAAAACGAAAGTCAAGAGTAAAATAACGTTGAAAGGTCTCACCGATTTTTTCGGGTAGCCCTTTCACACGACACACTTGAAAATCATTATCAAGTGAACTTTGCTCTTATGCAACATCATAAATATTCTTTGACAGAATTAAATAGTATGTTGCCGTGGGAAAGGGAAATATATGTTAATCTTTTGATTACGCATATAAAAGAGGAGAACCAAAAACATTCTGAACGAATGAGGAAAGCAGGGAAATAATGTTTGAAGAACAGAAAAAGTCCGTTGTTGACAAAATAAAATGGGTATGGTGGTTTCTAAAAGAAGAATTACCACAATTCCTATCAAACTGGAGAACCGTACCGAGACTTATGATGGTACTATATGGTCTTGTATTCTATGAGACTATGATATGGTTTATGGCACTTGAAGCCCCTAATAATGCACAAGCAGGTTTTGTAAGTGTAGTTGTAGGTGCTGGCGCTGCCTGGTTTGGTTTATATGTTAACGGCAAATCAAGTAAGATTCAAAAGTAATGATTAAAAGACATAATAGACAAAGAAATACACCGTATCTTATGCCTATCAAAAAAGATATAACTAGATTTTATATGAAATTAAAAAGTAAAGTTATGTTTTATGGCTGGCAAGTTAGAAGTGGTAATAAAAATGCGTAAGTGTAGAGATTGTAACCATAACTGCCATTGTGTAGAGGCAGAGCACGTAGATGAATATTGTGGTCTATGTGAGTGTAAAAAATGTAGATGTAAGGAAACAGATTAATGGACTGGTTAACAGCAGATTTAATAAATGCAATAAACAATGTAAGTTGGTTTGATGGCATTGGCACAATAGTTGTATTACTAGGTGCATATGCTGTTTACAAATACATTAATAAAAGGTTCAAGTAATGGACGCTAAAGAGAGAAAAGATACAATAAACGAAACAGCATTAGCAGTTGTAGAGGCACAACAAACCGTAGTTGGTGCTGGTGTATTAGGTGCTGGCGTTGCAACATTGAACACAACAACAGATAAAAATTCAGGCATACTAGAACAGATAAGAGATTTCTCTGAAAAAAGTTTAACATCTATTAGAAAAGCGGTAACCGTATTTACTGAACTATTAACGTTTGACAAAGAACAAGCACGACTAGTTAGAGAACAATCAGCTGAAAAGGCAAAAGAAGATTTTATAGGACCTAAACTACCTTCTAAAACAGGCGACGCCACCATTGGTGATGTACTGAAAGATGAGAATTTGTCTGCTGCTAATAAGATAGGTGCATTATCATTTTTAGGTAACTTTTTAGGTAGACTACCAGGCGTTGGTCTAATGAAA